CGCATCAACAGCTTCATCGAGACCCTGAACGCGGCGCTGGCCCTGCTGCCCGAATGGGCCACAGGCGAAGGGGGCGTTCGGATCGGCATTCTCGATCCGGTGGAACTGGGGCGCATCGGCAATCCCTTCGAAGGCGCGGCAACGGCCGCAGGGGCTGCGGCGGCGGACGCCTTTTCGGCCGCGCTGTCGCGGACCTATCTCCAACCGCCCGATCTCGGGCTTGGTGCGATGGCCGAGGATGCCCGCGCCCGTGCCGATGGCTATCGCGAGGCGGCCGGGATGCTGGCTGACGCCGCCAGTCGGCCGCTCGCCAGCTGGCAGGCGCTGAAGGATGCGGTGACCGGCACGGGAACAGAGGCCGGGACCGCACTCGCCGATGCAGCCGCTTCGGCAGATGCCCTCACGGCCGGGCTGAACGACACTGCCACCGCCGCCGATGGCGCAAGCGAAGCCGCACGCAATGCGGGCGAAGCGGCCGCCGAGGGCGCGGACACCGCCCTGACCGGCTGGCAGGCCGTCACCGCCGCACTCGCCGACTATGCCGCCAAGGCGCGCGACATCGGCGGGGATATCGGCAGCGCACTGGTCGGGGCCTTCCAGAGCGCGGAAAACGCCATCGGCGACTTCGTGAAGACCGGCAAGCTCGACTTCCGGGATCTGGTGACATCGATGATCGCCGATCTCGCGAAACTGGCGGCTCGTCGCTTCATCCTCGGGCCCATCGCCAATGCATTCTCCGGCGCGCTGGGCGGGGCGGGTGGGATCTTCGCAAACATCCTGCATGCAGGCGGGATGGTCGGCGCCCCCGGTCCCGGCCGGATGGTCCCGGCATTGGCTTTTGCCGGTGCGCCGCGCATGCACAATGGCGGCTGGGCTGGGCTGCGGCCCGACGAGGTGCCAGCGATCCTGCAAAGCGGGGAGCGGGTCCTCTCGCGCAGGGAAGCCTCGGGCTACGGCCAGGCGGGCGCCTCGACCGTCAATGTCACGATCAACGCCCGCGACGCCGAGAGCTTCCGGCAATCCCGGACGCAGGTCGCTAGCGACATCGCCCGTGCCGTGTCGATGGGTCGGCGCGGCATGTGAGGATCAGCCATGGCTTTCCACGAGGTCCGGTTTCCGGACAACATCAGCCGGGGCGCACGCGGTGGCCCCGAGCGGCGCACCCAGATCGTCGAGCTGGCGAGCGGGGCCGAGGAGCGCAACGCCAGCTGGGCCAACTCGCGCCGCCGCTACGACGTCGCCTACGGCATCCGCCGCGCCGACGATCTGGCGGCGGTCGTCGCCTTCTTCGAGGCCCGCAACGGCCGCCTCCACGGCTTCCGTTTCAAGGACTGGGCCGATTTCAAGTCCTGCCTGCCATCGCAGACACCGAGCCCGATCAACCAGCCGATTGGAACCGGCAACGGATCGGCCACCCTGTTTCAACTGACCAAGCGCTACACCTCCGGCGCGCAGTCCTGGACGCGCGCCATCACAAAGCCCGTCGCGGGAACCGTGACCATCGCGCTGAACGGCACGCCCCAAGCCTCCGGCTGGTCGGTTTCCACGACATCCGGCCTCATCACCTTCACTACGGCTCCGGCCTTGGGCATCGCCATCACCGCAGGCTTCGAATTCGACCTCCCCGTCCGCTTCGACACCGACGTCCTCGACGTCACCCTCGACCTTGAACGCCTCGGCTCGATCACCTCGATCCCTCTCATCGAACTCCGCCTCTGAAGGACCGATCCCATGTCCGAACCCACGACCGTGCGCATGGGCGCACTGGCCGCTTACCTGAGCCTTGCCCTCGCGCTGTCGGCGCAGGGTGGGGCCGCGATCTGGTGGGCAGGCACGCAGAACACACGCCTGACCTCGCTCGAGGCGCGGGTGGCCGAACTGCTCTCCACCTCGCCGCTCTACCACAACCAGGTGGTGGAGGCCGACCGCCGCATCGCGGTGATCGACGAGCGGATCGCCAACATCCTCGCCCGGATCGAGGCGCTGACCGCCGCGCTCGAGCGCCGACACGACGCCCCCTGATTTCCCCAAAAGGACCACCGCCATGCAGACCACCGACCGGGGGCTTCTTGCCCTGATCCGGCACGAAGGCGTCGTGCCCGGACCCTATCTCGACGTGAGGGACGTCTGGACCTTTGGCATCGGCCACACCGCCGCCGCTGGTCCGCCCGATCCGGCCCGGATGCCGCGCGGCATGCCCGACGACCTCGATGCCGGGATCCGCGAGGCCTTCCGGATGTTCCGCGCCGACCTCGCGGCCTACGAGGCGGAGGTGCTACGCGCCGTGAAGGTGCCGCTTGAACCCCACGAGTTCGATGCACTGGTCAGTTTCCACTACAACACCGGCGGCATCGCAAAGGCCGCCCTGACGCGCCACCTGAATGCAGGCAACCGCGCGACGGCCGCAGCGGCCTTCATGGGCTGGCTCAAGCCCGCCGCCATCCGGTCGCGCCGCGAGGCGGAGCGCGATCTCTTCGCGAGGGGCATCCACCCGATCGGCACCATTCCGGTCTGGTCGGTCGACCGCAACGGCAGGGTCGATTTCTCACGGCCGATCCGGCGGCTGACCGAGGTCGAGGCGCTGGCCTTGCTGCGCCCGAGCGGCACGCCGATGCCGTCTCCCGACCAACCCATCCCCGTGCCCCGCTGGTGGCAGCGCTTCGCCAACCTGTTCACGCGAAAGGAAACGACATGAACTGGACCTTCGCCCGCGGCCTCGTGTACCTCGCCTGCCTTGTCGCCTCCGGCCTCGCCATGGCGGGGCTGGCGGATTTCGACCTGGCGACCGGGACCTTCGACCTTAGGCCCTTCAACCTCTATGCCCTCACAGGCGCGGCAGGCGGGGTCGTCTCCTCGGCGCTGGCCTCGATCGCGCTCTGGCGCGGCTGGGGGCGGAAGTGAAATCGCTCCCGCCCGCGCTGCAGGCCCATCTCGACGAGGGCACGACCACTCTCGCGTGGTGCTGGCGCATCACCCGTGCCGATGGCGTGACCTTCGGCTTCACCGACCACGACCGGACCCTCACCTTCGACGGGACCGAGTTCGAACCGGAAAGCGGGCTGACGGCGTCCGAGGTCCGGTCGGGATCGGACCTCTCGGTCGATGCGCAGGATGTCGAAGGGGCGCTGTCGTCGGATCGCATCACCGAAACCGACATCCTGGACGGCCGCTGGGACAATGCCGGGGTCGAGGTTTGGCGGGTCAACTGGGCAGCCGTTGACCAGCGTGTGCTGATGCGGCGCGGCAATCTGGGCGACATTCGCCGAGGGCGGACGAGTTTCGTGGCCGAAGTGCGCTCTCTGTCTCATTGGCTGAACCAGACGGTCGGCCGGACCTATCAGTTCTCCTGCGATGCCGATCTGGGCGATGCGCGATGCGGCGTGAACCTGTCCTCGCCGCTCTGGTCAGCGATCGGGACCGTGGCGACCCTGTCAGGAAGCCGGGGGTTCACCTCCCCCGCGCTGGGCAGTTTCGCAGCGGACACGTTCACTCTTGGCGTCGTCAACTGGACCAGCGGCGCCAATGCCGGGCGGAAGGCGGAAATCGCCAGCTTCGCAGGTGGTGCGATCACGCTCTTTGAAGCGCCGGTCCGCCCGATTGCCGTGGGCGATGCCTTCATCGTCAGTGCCGGCTGCGACAAGCAATTCGCGACTTGCTCTGCCAAGTTCGGCAACGGCGTGAACTTCCGGGGCTTTCCGCACATGCCCGGCGAAGAGGCCGTGCTGCGCTATCCCAATCAGGGCGATGCCAACAACGGCGCGCCCCTCACCTGACGAGTATCCCTATGACCACCACGACACTGACCCCGGCCGATGCTCCGGCCGTGCTTGAAATCGCACGCGCATGGCTTGGAACGCCCTATCTGCACCAATCCTCGGTGCAGGGCGTCGGCTGCGACTGCCTTGGCCTCGCGCGTGGGATATGGCGAGCCCTGCATGGCGACGAGCCTTGGGAAGTACCGCCCTATTCCCGGGACTGGGGCGAAGCGGGGTGGCGCGAAGTCCTGGCCGAAGCCGCGCGCGCGGCCCTCATCGAAGTGCCGCTGTCCAATGCCGGGCCTGGCGCGCTGATCCTGTTCCGGATGGGATCGGGCGTTCCCGCCAAGCACTGCGGCATCTTGGGTACCAGCGTGATCCGTCCGACCTTGATCCACGCCTACGACCGCTCGGGCGTCGTCGAGGAAGCTTTCACCCCGGCATGGGCGCGCCGCGCGGCTTTTGCGTTCCAGTTCCCGGCCAAGCCCAGCGCCGCCCCTGCCAATCCTGCCGAGGTGAACTGATGGCCTCCATCGTTCTGGCCGCCGCTGGCGCCTCGATCGGCGCTGGTTTTGGCGGCACGATCCTTGGCCTCTCCGGTGCCGTCATCGGTCAAGCCGCGGGGTCGATCATCGGCACCATCATCGACAGCCGGATCGTCGCCTCCTTCGCCCCGAACCAGATTTCCGAAGGGGCGCGGTTGGAAAGCCTGCGTGTTACTTCCTCGACCGAAGGCGCGGTGATCCCCAACGTTTATGGCCGGATGAAGATCGGCGGCAACATCTTCTGGGCTACCGATTTTCTCGAGAAATCCACGACCACGACCCAAGGCGGCAGCGGCAAGGGTGGTGGTGGCGGCGAGGTCAAGACCACGACCTACTCCTATTCCTGCTCATTCGCTGTCGGGCTGTGCGAGGGTCCGATCTCCGGAATCGGGCGAATCTGGGCGGATGGCAAGCCTTTCGACCTGCCAGGGGCGGTCTGGCGCGTTTACACCGGCACCGAGACGCAACTGCCCGATCCGTTCATCATTGCCAAGATGGGCGCGGGCAATGCGCCCGCCTATCGTGGCATGGCCTATGTGGTCTTCGAGGAACTGCCGCTAGAGAAATTCGGCAACCGAATCCCGCAACTCAGCTTCGAGGTCATCCGGCCGACGCTGTCCGACGGCTCCGCCGAAAGCCTGATCCGGGCGGTGAACCTGATCCCGGGCGCGGGCGAATTCGTCTATGCCACCGGGTCCATCACCCGCTCATCAAGTGGCACCACGGTGCCCGAGAACCAGAACAGCACCTTCGGCAAAGCCGACCTTCCCGCGTCGCTCTACAACCTGGAACAGGTGGCGCCGAACCTCGAAAGCGTGTCGCTGGTCGTCAGTTGGTTCGGCACGGATCTCCGTGCCGGGTCTTGCCTGATCCAGCCCGGCGTCGAGACAATGACCAAGACTACCTCGCCGAAATCCTGGGGCGTCAACGGGGTGACCCGGGCTGGCGCGCACCTGATCAGCCAGGTCGGCGGCGAAGCGGCCTTCGGTGGCACGCCAGCGGATTTCGCGGTTGTCGAGGCGATCCAGGAGTTGAAGACGCGCGGCAAGCGCGTGACCTTCTATCCCTTCGTGATGATGGATGCCCCGGCCGGGAACACTCTGCCGAACCCCTACAGCGCCAATGCCGCGACGCCGGGCCAGCCCGTCTATCCCTGGCGGGGCCGGATCACCGTCTCGCCCGCAGCCGGTCAGACAGGAACTGTGGACAAGACCACGGCTGCGGCAACCCAAGTTTCGGCCTTTTTCGGGTCGGCAGCAGCAGTCAATTTCTCAGTCAGCGGCACGACGATCACTTGGACTGGCTCGCCCTCGGAATGGGGCTATCGCCGGATGGTCTTGCACTATGCCAAGCTCTGCGTGGCGGCGGGCGGCGTTGACAGCTTCCTGATCGGGTCGGAACTGCGCGGTCTGACCACCGCGCGGTCTGGGGCCACCACCTATCCCGCCGTTGCGGCGTTGCAGACCCTCGCCGCTGATTGCCGGGCGATCCTCGGACCGGGCACGAAGATCGGCTATGCCGCAGACTGGTCGGAATATTTCGGCCACCAGCCAGGCGACGGGACTGGCGATCTCTATTTCCACCTCGATCCGCTCTGGGCCGACGCGAATATCAACTTCATCGGCGTGGACAACTATCTGCCCTTGTCGGACTGGCGCGACGGCACGGTGCACCTGGACGTCGCGGGCGGCTGGTCGGGCATCCATGACCCGGCCTATCTGCAATCGAACATCGAGGGCGGCGAGTATTTCGACTGGTTCTACGCCTCGGACGCCGCTCGCAACGCCCAGACCCGGACGCCGATCAGCGACGGCGCCTATGGAAAGCCGTGGGTGTTCCGGCCGAAGGATTTCCGCGGCTGGTGGTCCAACGCCCACAAGAACCGGCCAGGCGGGGTGGAAAGCGCCAGTGCCACGGCTTGGGTGCCGCAGTCGAAACCGATCCGCTTCACTGAGATCGGCTGCCCGGCCGTCGACAAGGGCACCAACCAGCCGAACGTCTTCTTCGACCCTAAAAGCTCGGAAAGCGAGTTGCCTAATTTCTCCTCTGGGGCGCGGGATGATGCGATCCAGCGGCGGTATCTGGAGGCCATGATCGGCTACTGGTCGGACACGGCCAATAATCCGACATCAACGGTCTATTCCGCTCCGATGATCGACATGAGTGAATGCGCGGTCTGGTGCTGGGATGCGCGGCCTTACCCCGCCTGGCCTGGACGCAGCGATGTGTGGGGCGACACGGCGAATTGGGAGGTCGGGCATTGGCTGAATGGGCGGCTGGGCAATGCCAGCCTCGGGGATCTGGTCCGGTCGATCTGCGCAAGGTCGGGGATCGATCCGAACGCGCTGGATGTGTCGCGCCTGGCCGATGCCGTGCCGGGCTTCGTGATTGCGGCCCTTGAAAGCCCGCGCTCCTCCATCGCACCGCTGGCCCGTTATTTCGGCTTCGATGCGGTGGAAAGCCAGGGGATGCTGCGGTTTGTGCCGCGGGGCGGCACAACGGTTGCAACGATCACTGCCGATGATCTGGTCGCCGCTGACAAGCCCGAAGGCGAGGATATCGAGTTCACTCGGGGCCAGGAAACCGAACTGCCGCGTGTGTTGAAATGGCGGATGCTCTCGGCCGACGAGGATTATGAAGCTGTCACGGTCGAGGCCCGCCGCGTGACCGTGGATTCCGTCCGGGTGCAGGCCGAGCAATTCGCCATAGCACATCCTCCGGCGACCGCTGACCGAAACGCCCGCCGTGCGCTGTTCGAGGCCTGGATCGGCCGCGAAACCGCAACGTTCGTGCTGCCGCCGTCGCGCCTGGCCCTGGACCCGACCGACAACGTCTCCATCGAAAACGACGGCCGCGCCCTCGATTTCGCGCTGACCCAGATTGCAGATGGCGAAGCGCGGCGGATGGAAGCATCGCGACGCGACCAGACGGTCTACGGCCTGCCGGAAGGACCGTCCCGCGGTGTCTCGACTGCCGTGCCACTGGTTTACGGGCCCCCGGATGCCGAAATCCTCGACCTACCGCAACTGAGCGAGGACGTCGCTGCCTATCGCCCCCTGGCAGCGGTTGCCGCTTCGCCTTGGTATGGCCAGGCCGCTATCTGGCGTTCCGCCTCGCTGGACGGGTTCTCACTGTTCTCCACGGCTTCCGTCCCAGCCCAGTTCGGCACTCTGGCTGCGGCGCTGCCGGCCGGGCCCTCCTGGCGCTTCGACCTCGGCAATGCGCTGCTGGTCGATATCTCCACCGGATCACTGCAAAGCGTGACCGACGAGCAGCTGTTCGCGGGCGCCAATGCGCTGGCCTTGGAAGCTGCCCCTGGCATCTGGGAAGTGCTGCAGTTCGGCCTCGCCAGTATCGTCTCGACCGGTCGCTGGAAGCTGACCCGCCTGCTGCGCGGCCAGTCGGGCACCGAGGACGCGATTGTGCCATCCGCACCGATCGGCAGTCGGATCGTGTTCCTGAATTCGGCGCTGGTGCCGCTGCCGGTGACGGAAGCCGAACTCGGCATGCCGTGGAATTGGCGGTTCGGGCCCGTGAGCCGGGCTGCGGGGGATCCGATCAATCTCGCACTGGCCTTCACGCCGCAGGGGAGGGGATTGCGCCCATGGAGCCCGGTGCGGATCAAGGGTGTCTGGCAGGGATCGGGGGATATTTCCCTTTCCTGGCTGCGCAGAACCCGGGCTCTGGCAGGCGACAGCTGGAACGCGCCGGAAGTGCCCCTCGGCGAGGCTTCAGAGTCCTATGACATCGAGATTCTGACCGGCGGCGGATCGGCTTTACGGACTATGTCCGCCCTCGGGACTTCCGCCTGGACCTACACCGCTGCGATGCAAACCGCTGACTTTGGCGCGCCGGTGACCAGCCTGCGCCTCCGCATCTCCCAGAACGGTCAGCTCGGTCGCGGCGCTTCGGCTGAAGCCATCCTAACACCATAGGAGAAAACTCATGGCGGATACGCCCAATCTGGTTCTGCCCTATCTCGCGGCGAACCAGTCGCAGAAGCACGTCACGGTGAACGAGGCGCTGCGCCGCCTCGATGCGCTGGTCCAGATCACGGTCCAGAGCGCAGCGCTCGCCACGCCGCCCGGAAGCCCGACCGATGGCCAGCGCTGGATCGTCGCGGCCTCTGCCACGGGTGCTTGGGCGGGGCAGTCCGGCAAGATCGCCGCCTGGCAGGACGGGGCCTGGGTCTTCTATGCCCCGCTCGACGGCTGGACTGCCGTGGATATCAGCACCGACACGCTCCTGATTTTCAACGCAGGCACGGGCCTCTGGGCTGGTCTGATCACCGGCGTGTTTTCTGACGCGGCCTTCACCCTGCAGGACGATCTCGATCCGACAAAGCAGGCACGGTTTCAGATCGCTGGGTTCACGGCGGGGGCGACACGGGTCTTCACTCTTCCGGATACGTCTGGAACACTGGCTGTCCTCTCCGGGGTTGCCCAGACCTTCCAGAACACCACCACTTTTTCTAGTGCGACCGTGAGCGTCGGGACCGCTGCCGCCGCGTCCACCCTTGGCCTCGGCACCGGGGCCACGACGAGCGGTGTCACCAAGGCGGTAAACATTGGCACCGCCGGACTGTCGGGTTCGACCACCAACGTCACCATCGGCTCGGCAGTGGCTGGGGCGCTGGGCACGCTGATGATCAACAGTCCGACCGTCACGTTCGGTTCAACGGTGTCAGCCATCGCCATGGCAGCGGCCAACGTCTCGGCGCTCTATCTGGGCCTCGGTGGCGCAACGGCGGATGCGACGAACCGGTTCTCAATCAATGCCCCGGCCAGCCTCTTCAACCACGCCGGTGCTGGGCATCAGGTCAAGGTCAACAAGGCGGCCGCCACCGACACCGGCTCCTTCCTGTTCCAGACCGGGTTTTCGGGACGGGCAGAGTTTGGCCTCACAGGGTCGGATGATTTCCAGATCAAGGTTTCGCCGGACGGCAGCACCTGGAACCCGGCGCTTACCATTGAAGCGGCCACGGGTCGGACCACCGTCAACGGCCTTGCCCTTGCCGCAGTCGGCGCCGACCCAGTCCTGCCGCCGAACGGTTCCCTTTGGTACAACTCGTCCTCGGGCAAATTCCGGGGTCGTCAGGCGGGAGTTTCGGTCGATCTTGTTGCCGGGGCCGCGGCGACCGCCGCCTATGGCGTGCTGCAGGCGAACTACACGCTGACCTCTGTCACCACGGCGCAGAAGCTGTTCAACTGGTCGACAAACGGCGCGCTGACTCTCGCGGCCGGCACCTACCGCTTCACCTGCTCGTTGCTGATCACCTCCATGTCCACCACCAGCGGTTCGGCGAGGTTCGATCTGAAGGGCGCAGGCACTGCCCTTTTTGGCAAGATGTCCATGCAAGATTTCGGTTCCCGCGGCACGGTGGCGGTCGGTGGGACGACCGCAACCTCGGGCACGGCATCAGATGTTCCGGCGAGCGGGGGTGTCCTCGCCACGGCCGCGACCTCGGCTGCCCTGCGCGCCTCGATCCACGGCACGTTCGAGATTACCACCGCCGGCACGATCATCCCCTCGATCGCGCTTGATGTGGCAGCCGCTGCCGTCGTCAACGCGGGTAGCTACTTCGAATGCATCTACCTCGGGCCGGCCGCCGCGCTGGGCGGCAGTTGGTCCTGACGTCACTCCCCTTCCCAAACCGAAAAGGAGCCCTTCGTGGCAAACCAGAACGACTTCTGGTCATGGATCATGACCGACCAGGCGAAAACCGCCCTCGCCGGCGCCGCAGGCGGCATCGTCCGCTGGGTCACCCTGCGCGAACGCTGGCAGGACGGGGTGGCATCTCTTCTCGTGGGCTCGATCTGTGCCCTCTATGTTGGGCCTTTCGTCAATCCACTGATCAAGCCGATGATCGGCGATCTTGCCCCGAACGACGACAGCACCGGCTTTGCCTCCTTCCTGGTGGGACTGGGTGGCATTTCGATCGCCGGGCTGCTCATCGACGTCGTCCGCACCAGCACTTCCAAGGCGAAGGGGGAAGGCGATGCGCAAGGCTGACCGTTTCCGCCACCTTCGCCGCGAGGCCTTGTTCTGGAGTGTCGCGATCCTGGTCGGCTTCCTCTTCTTTGTCTGCGTCTGATCCCAAAAAGGACATCCCATGATCTACCAAGGCAAGGCCCGCTACCCCGTCACCGAAATCATCCTGCACTGTGCCGACACACGGCCCGAATGGATGGCAAGGCGGCCCCTGGTCGAAAAGGTCGCCGAGATACGTCGCTGGCATATCCAGGAACGCGGCTGGCGTGACATCGGCTATCACTGGGTCATCGACCGGGATGGGGCGGTGGCACCCGGGCGGCGGGAGACCGAGATCGGCGCCCACGTCGAGGGGCACAGTAGCGGCACGATCGGGATCTGCCTGCTCGGGGGCTATGAGGCCTCAACCGATGATCCGTTCGAGAAGAACTTCACGCCCCAGCAGGCCGCAGCGGTGAAACGGCTGATCGGTGAGATAAAGACACGTACGACGATCCGGAAGGTCTCGGGGCACAACGACTATGCGGAGAAAGCGTGTCCTGGGTTTCGCCGCGAAGGTTGGATCTAG